GGGGATGGCACCCAACCCGCGCAAGAGCGCGACGGAGGCGGCGGCGATTACCGACGCAAGCAGTCGACGGAACGCTGACCGGCTCGAGGTCATGGCGCTCATGTGGACTCGTCTTGGTCAAGCGGCCTTCAAGGTGCAGCGCGAAACATTTGGCCCCACGGTCGATGTCCCTCTCGCCAACGGCGTGATCAGGACTATCCATGTTCCCGACCCGATGACCGCATGCTTCAGCTTCGACATCGACCCGGTTGAGCTGGGTCACCTCTCCAACCAGGGCGACATCCAGGCACTCATGCAGTGGATCACAGTTACTACCAATACCCAGCAGACCTTCGCGCAGGGCATACCCCGCATGACCCGCGAGGCGCTGCGCCGCCTGGGCAACGCGATGGGCATCGAAGACGCCGATCTCTTCCTCGACGCACCCATCATCGAGCTGGGCCCGGAGGAGCGGTACATCCGCCATCTCCAGACCCAGCAGCCCATCCCGGTCTACGAGGATGACCAGCACGACATGTACATCGCCTACTACGCCAAGATGCAGGAGGCAGCTCTCCTGCGCGGCGATAGCGAGTACGCCATCATGGAGCTGCGGCAGGTCGTCGACCTTCACCGCAACTTCGCGGCGCGTAAGCAGGATGTGATCAACCCAGCTCAGATGGGTGATGTCATTCCGGGGATCGGTGCGGGACCAGGCGAAGTAGATAACAACATGCAGGCGGCACTCGCTGCTGGTGGCATCCCTGACGCTGTTCCCCAGCAGCAGATGGGCCTCCCGCCTGAAGCAGCGGGCGGAGGCGGATACTAATGCCTGAATACCCCTACCTATGCGGCGGCTGCGGCGAGCCCTGGACTGTAATCAAGAGCTTCGCCGAGAGCTCTGACCACGAGACTTGCCCGGGGTGCGGCATCGTTGCCACTGAGCAGGACTTCGAGCAGAAGAACATTGGCGGCTACGTCAACTCCGACGAGGACTGGTCCTCCGGTAAGGTAGTCGTCCAATTAGGCCCAAACCACCCCGACAGGATGGTCACATCGAAACATCAAATGGAAAAAGTTTACCAGAAGCACGATATAAGCATGGATACGGGCCACTTCAAGTCGGAGGAGGCCCAGATCAAAGCTACTGTACCGATCAATAAGCGCCGAGGGGGCTCCCCAGGCAGCGTTAGCGGCGTCAAAGAAGAATCTTGACACGCTGTCAACGTATGGTACAATCTCGCTTAATTGGGAACTTTTTCTACGGAACCAATAGGCAAACCATAGGAGAAGCCAATGTCTGAAGAACCTCTCGGAGAAGATACAGCTAACAGTGCTACACCCAGCGAGGAGTCTGCGCCCGTCCCCGAGGCGGCCCCGGAGATAGACCTTGCAGCGGAGGCCAGTCAAGCTGCTGTTACGGAACAGCGCTCGGAGGGATCAAAGATCCGTTCGTTGGATGATCTCGACCTCGAAGGCGCAGTGCGTACTCAGATCGAGTCATATGTTAGCAAGGCTGTTAATGATGCCGTCAGTAAACATGACGAGCGCCACAAGCAGCGGCTTGACGATGAGGGCTTTATGAACAGGTCCCAAATCGAAGAGCTTCTTGTGCAGAAGGATGCCGAGTATTCTCGGCGCGAGGAGGCAAAGGAAGCCTTCCTGCAAGTCCTGGGCACCGAGGGCATTGCCCCCGGCTCCGAGGACTACGGGAAGATCCAGAGCTTCTATCGCACGGCTGTCGAAGACGGTCGCATCACTCCGCACATCTTGCTTTCGGAGGCAGGCATTAAGACACTCGTCGCTATGTCGGGTGTGTCGGGCGCGTCTAATCGGGATGCGGCTGGGCCACGGAGTGGGCTGACTCGATCAGCTCCATCGCCGGATGGCTCGGTCACCTGGGCGGATGGCACGACACAACTGAACGCGAAGGGTGGAGGTGAGGCTGCTGAGACTCTTGAGGAGCGTGTGCGACAAGCGGTTGCGAAGTCCATTGACCCACGCAGCTAACACAAACTCAAGGAGGAAATAGGCAATGGCCATTCCCAGTTATGCTCAATCTCTAGACACGATGGTCACCACGGCCCTCGAGACGATGAGCAAAGATCCCATCAATGCTCTCACCGAATCTGGTGAGAAGTTCCTGAAGGCCGCCGCTACCAACGGTCGCGTCTTCGTTGTCAATGACGCCGAGTCTGTTCGGCACCCGATCCTCTATGGACACGGCGAAGACTCTTCGCTTTATGTGCCTGATACAGTTTCAGGAACCGCAGACGTTAATAACCTCGGTGCAGCGGCATCGGAAATCCTCACGCAGGCTATCTTCTTCATGCAGGCTGGTACGCGGAACATCAACTTCCCGCAGTCCCAACCCGCAGGCAACCTTATCGACTACGTTTCGACTGTCGTCAGGGCCAACATGATGAAGATTTTCAACGAGGAGGAGATTCTCTTCGCTCAAGGTATTGCTGGCGGCTCTTCTGTTCCGGGCTCCCCTGTGGCAAAAGACCCGATGACTACGGACGCAAGCTACTCGGCTGGCTATCCGATGTCGCTTCGGGCGATTTTCCAAAGCAGTTCCGCACCCACCTCGATTGAGACTGACGGCAACACGACGAATGAGTCGTTTGCTAACGTGAAGACGGATGACATCGCTAAATGGCAACCGACGTATCAAGCGACTACGTCGGCTACTCATGCGACGCTGTTTGCCGACCTCCAGTCTGCAATCCTCAGTGCGTCGTTCTCTGAAGTTGAGCGCCCGACCCATGTTTACATGGCTCTTGGCTCGTTCGAGAAGATGCTCAGCTTGCTCCGCGCAAGCGCCGCGCTCCCCGATCCCGTTCAGGTCGACATGGGTAAGGAGGGGACCATCCCCTTCGGCGGTGTCACGCTTGACTGGTCACGTTACATGGATAAGGGATCTGCCTGGGATGTCTTCCCTGACGAGGACACGACCGCGACTTACCCCATTTTGGGTATCAACTGGAACTCACTCCGCTTGAACACCGTTCGTGCGGGTAGTCCGGGTAGCGATAACCTCGGCTTCATCCGCCAGCTTGGTGACATGCAGGCTCATCCGCTGAAGACCAACCTCTTCAAGCGCATTGAGTGGAAGCGTCAGTGGTCGATTGATAACGGTCGCCGCTCGTTCTTTAGCCTTGGTGACGCCACCGCTGCCGGCTACACCAGCATCGCTTAGAAAGGGAGCCTCTACCGATGGCCACGAAGGCAGAACTACGCACTCGGCTCAAGCGTCGTCTTGGCTTCGCTGTGGTTTCATCGGTAGAGGACGAACGTCTGGGAGAGGCCCTGAACTCCGGGATTGCGAGAGCGATCTCCGACAAGGTTCCTGGCCTCTCCCACGACATTTTTCAGGGCTCAGTCAGCGGCGAGCTCGCCCTGACCACGGCGGTGATCTCTGCGGGCGGCACGACTGTAACCCTAGATTCCCAGAACCCGATCACCTACCGCGTCTACCCTCACGACATCATCGTCGTCGATGTCAGCGGAACCGAGACGAAGTTCCTGATTCGCGACACCAAGGATGCCAACGAGGTTGACATAGGCACTCCGTCACCCGCAGCCTACTCGGGCGGCAGCGCCTCCAAGGTTATCCGGCGCAGCATCCCGCTGCCGACCACCGGGCAGATCGTCGAGGTCTTCCGGGTAGGCTCCACTGGCCGGACCAGCAAGTTAGTTTACGAGCCGCTCTACGCTCACAGCGACCCGTTCGAGACGGGGACGCCGAAGTTCTTCGAGCAGCGCTACTCAGAGACGCATGGCAAATCGTTCATCTCGCTCTGGCCCGCGCCAACCAGCTCAACCGATCAATTCACCATCATCCAGACGAGGGCGGTCGAACGCCTCGACAGCGATAGCGACACGCTACTCTTCCCCGAGGAGGCCCTCGACGCCATCCTCGAGAGAGCTCGCCTGGCCTACTTGTCATGGGCGGGGACTTCGCTACCTGTCAAGGCCAGCTTGGCTATGGAAGCTGTCAAGGACTCAAGCGACTCACTCAAGAACACCTCGAACGCCACACAGATATTCACTAAACAGTAGGGGTACATACCGATGTCAGATTGCGGATGTCCAGGCGAGGATTATAGCGGCTCTTGTTGTTGCGCGTCTGTAACGCTTCTGCGTGGAGGTATTCATCCCGACTATATCAAGACCGCCCATGTCGATCTCTATGTCGATACTCCAGGCACTCGGACCTTTCAAGTCGCAGGGCTGACGGGCGATCCTATCCACATAATCTCAGTAACCGCCAGCCTGATGTGTATCAAGCGCAACACAGCTACGTTGCAGGCTAATATGGACAAGCAGGTCGAGGAGTTCACCTCGAACTACTTAACCCCGGTTACCCGACAGATCAATCCGGTAGGTTTCTCGCTCTTCACTACGCCCCAGTGGCTCACGACTAACGAGCTTCGTGGTGGTTGGAACCCTCACGATGATACGGAAGACGGGCGAAGCTACATCGCTACCGGGGCGCTAACTGCACACCTACCCTCATGGCAGAATCCGCCGGATCTCTTCGGCTTCTTCTGCGACGGTGGAGTTTTCGTCGAGATGAATGCGCCCAGCGAGCAATACGGCATCCGCGTCGTACTTAACTACGTCGACCGCCTCGCCTTCTCGCCGGCCTACGCTGACCCAGTCTCTGTCCTCCAACACTACTGGAAGTGTAGCCACTCGACTAATGGCGAGGAGTTCCTCGAGGGCTTCTATAGTGGCGTATCCTTCAATCTCGGCTCCTCGGCTTCTTCGGGCTCCACGACCGTAAGCACCGCGACTTCAGGGGATGAGGTCGAGACTAATCCATTCTCCACAGAGGGGGGTTGATGGGACGCATACGAGTAGACAATCTCCCGATGGATCGCCAGACGGCTGGGACCGCCCGGAAGGATCTAAGTGGTGGGAGCCTCTTCAGTCCCAGTGCGCTCGCCGCCGTATACGAGAAGCGCGATGTCGACCCCGAGGCTCAGATATTCCAGCGCCGCCACGGCTCCACACGCTCATCCACCACCATCCCCAATATCCTGGGCATCGCCGCCGCGATTGACAAGGGCCGCGTTGTTGTTGACAAACCATTCACCGATACTACCTGGACAGTTTTCGCCACGCTAAGGTTACCGCTCACCGGCGAGGATTCCTACGCACCGCTCTTTAACTATGGCGGCGTCCACGCCTACATTTACTACGATTACCCAACTAATGCCGTCCATCTCAGAGCTTACGAAGCCAGCGCCGAGTCAATAGCATCGTACTCGCTCGGCGATCTCGATACTGATGGTGTGGACTACCGCATCATGGTCAGGCTTGTGGGAGGGGCTGTCTCAATCGTGGGCTGGCCGGTCCCGGCAGTTGGGGTAACACCATCTATTGACGCAGAGGTATCGGGTGAGCCTGCGGAGAGTCTCTTAAGCCCTCCCGGAAGTATAACTATATTTGGACCGCCACTCGCTGCGTTGATCCCAAGTTATGACGGGGTCGTGATAACCAACCTGATCTTCTACAACAAATCCGACTTCAACAAGTCCTCTGAGTACGAGGTTCTCGCCTCTGACCTGACGCCCGCTAAAAGCGGCACCAACGCGGCGAGTACCGCCTACAAGGTGCTCTGGCATGAGACATTTACAGCGGGGGGTGACTCTTTAACTTTTGAGAACAGTGACGAAGTTACGTTATACGGGTATGTCGTCCCCTCGCTTCCTACAGTCTCTTCATCCGAGATACACTTCGGGGGCCTCGGCGCTATTGAGATCCCCTTCTATCTCGACTTCGACGAATACTACTGGACCCCAACCAATTCGGCAGCTCGACTCGAGTGGATGTTTCAGATTGAGTTGACGCTGCCTAATACGCTCGCGTCTTCCACGATCTTTGAGTTTCAGGACATACTGCGGCTCATACTCCACCCATCGGGAGGTAATTTTGTTCTTCGGGGCAGTTTCGCAGGCACAGGCGTAGTGACCTCGACTCTGAATCTTGTCGCCGGGACGACTTACCAAATCTTCGTTGGCCGTAACCTTACCCAGTCACTGATTACAGTCACGCCTGATGGCGGGTCGGCAACCGCAACTACTGCCACAACGATAGACAATCCGGCCATCTTCAACTACGACCAGATGCTGGGTTTCGTTATTGGTGACACGGTCGACCGCGAGAACACGCAACCATTTGGTGGGCGAATCAAGCGCTTCGCACTGCACAACGAGTCCGGCCTGAAGTGGCATCCGCTGAAGGATGCGGTCCTCTACTATGACAGCGCGTCGCTCATCGGCGACCAGGTCATTGACCGAGGCAACCGCGCCCTGAATAGCTTCGCCACGCTGCGCGTAGACACGGCCCCACCTTACTATAACGAGGGTGGATTTAAGGGTGGGTCTTACGTCGTGGCTACTGGCGGGTACGTTATGACAGGCAGCAAGCCTGATGTCACCTACACTGGTGAGCTCTCCAAGGCGATCACCAAGG